AATGCAACAAAGCGAGAACTTACCAAGCTTGAAAACAAATTTGGGTCATTCTCTGATATAATACTGTTTTTTTCTGACAGTAAAAATTTTAGAAAAAATATACAATCTGATTATAAAGGGCATAGAAATCGCAAGAAACCTTGTGGATACAAGCGTGTCATTGAAGAGCTGAAGAAAGAGTACAAGGTTATTATTAAACCAACACTTGAAGCCGATGATGCTATGGGTATTTATGCCACAAAATTTCCGGGAAATATGATAGCTTCACCTGATAAAGATATGAGGCAAATCCCTGGAAAACTGTATAATTTTGATGAAACATTCACAGTTAGCCCTGAAGAAGGAGCTAAATGGCACCTAATTCAAAGTTGTTCAGGAGATCAAACAGATGGATACGGAGGTATCCCTGGAATTGGTGTTAAAAGAGCAGAAACTCTCTTCAAAGAACATGGTTACTCATGGAAAACTGTAGTTCAAGCTTTTAAAGATAAGGACTTATCTGAAGAGGTGGCTCTGACTAATGCTAGACTAGCAAGAATACTAACCGTAAATGACTATGACTTCAAAAAGAAGCAACCAATCTTATGGTCTCCCAAAGCCGATTACAGAATTGACGATGGAGCAAGACTTTCAAATGAAAAAACTAGAGCTAAGGTTAAATAGTGGTGAGGTTCAATATGAAGACCTTGCTACTGTATTCTTAGCTATGCAACATCAGAATTTTATATTATCAAATTCAATCACCAATTTAGTTGACAAATGGCCAAAGGTCCAACCTACTATCAACGAGGTACCTGCGATGTTTGGGATTTTATTAGACAACAGGAATTAAACTTTCACCTCGGAAATGCTATTAAATATATCTGCAGGGCAGGTTACAAAGATAGCAAGATACAAGACTTAGAAAAAGCAATCCACTATTTAGAAAACGAATTACACCATGAAGAAGAGCTTCTTATCCGATCAGGCGAAGGAATTCCGATCGAAGTACAACCTAAAGAACTCGACGGATCGAGGTACGACTTCATATCAGAAAAATCTGATTGTTGAGGAGTTCAAAGAGTTCCTTGAAGCCGATGGATTTCTTTTTAGACATGGTAAGAATGTTCAGGAAGAATGTTTAAAAGAACTAGCTGATCTAGTCTATGTATGTTATCAATATGCTGAAAACATGAATTGGTTTCTTGATGAAGCCTTAAATAGAGTACATGAAAGTAATATGTCCAAGCTCGATGAGGACGGTAAACCAATATATCGAGAAGATGGGAAAGTCCTTAAAGGACCAAACTATAAACCGCCTGATCTATCTGATTTACTATGACAGCAGAACTAATCTCCCGCACTGGTCGGGTCCAACAATGGTTGGATAACCCA